TTTTTGACTGCAACTGATACAAACCGTAAAAAGTTTTTAATTGATCTTTTACATTTAGATAACTATGTGAGATTGTTTGAATTATTTAAGGATGAAGCGAGAAAAAGTTCTACGAATCTATCCTCAATTGAATCCAAACTCGCAACGATTAATAAATGGTTAGAAGATAATAAATTAAGTGATACTACCATACTACCCATGCTGGAAGTATCATTTGAGACGGAAGATGACGAGAAGCAATTGCGTGATCTTACGATAGAAATTCAAAATATTTCAGAAAAAAATAAAAAAATTCTACAGAATAATCAGTACAAAAATCTGTTGAGTAAGATTAATATTGATGAAGTACAAAAGATTGAAGCAACTGAAAAATTATCTTACGATAAACTTCAGTCAGAGTTAGGCAGTATTGAACAAGCCGTAGCGGGGTCTCAGCGGCTCTTAGCAAAGCTAAACAAACTAGGAGATCATTGTCCTACTTGTGAGCAAGCCGTGAACTCTAGTTTCAAGCAAAGTTTGATTACGGAAGAGTCTACAAAATTAAAGGAGGCAGAGGAACGAAATGCTGCTATTCGAGAAGAAATTGAACGAATTAAAGAAAACAATCGACAGTACGAACGCCGTACAAAATTGCAAAGAGAATGGGAAGATCTTTACCGAAGCGTTGACTCAAGCCTTCCCTCAAGCATCTTGGATAAAGACGAGCTTGAGGAACGCGCACGAGGAATTCGTGATGAGTTGGGAAGAGCAAAAGAGCGCTTGGCACAGATCACAACAGAGAATGAAAAAAGAGCGAGACGCAACACAAGAATCGAAGTAATTCTTGAGCAGACTCAAAAGTTTCAGGATGATTTAGAGTCTGCAACCGAGCTTCTCACAGAAGAACAGAAGATTTCATCCAATCTTGAGGTATTAAAGAAAGCATTTAGCACAAACGGACTAATTGCGTATAAGATTGAAAATCTTGTGAAGGAGCTAGAAGAACTTGCTAACTATTATCTTGCTGAGCTATCTGACGGGCGCTTTACTTTGGCTTTTGTTGTCTCTAACGACAAGCTCAACGTGGAGATTACCGACAACGGCAACAATGTGGATATTCTTGCTCTTTCTTCTGGCGAGTTGGCTAGGGTCAACACGGCTACTCTTATCGCAATACGGAAGTTGATGAGTAGTATATCGAAGTCTCGATTAAACATTCTATTTCTTGATGAGGTAATTAACGTATTAGATGAGACCGGACGAGAGAAACTCGTCGAAGTCTTGCTAGAGGAAGATGAGTTAAATACTTATGTTGTAAGCCACGGATGGTCACACCCTTTGTTGGACAAGGTAGAAGTTGTAAAAGACGAAAACCTAAGCAGATTGGAGAAGTAATGAATCGACTTGCAGCACAGCGCAGAATCTTTCAAATGAGTAAAGCGTGGAATCAAGAATTAGAACAAGAATTAGCTAATTTAGAACGGCCCCAGGCCAAGCATCAGGAAACCCCTGAGAAAGTAGAAGTAGATGTATGGTTGACAGCCGAGCAAAAGGTGCACGAGGAGAATATCTAGTACGTGACATGCTTCGAGAAGCTACAGGCTATAAGTTTGAGAGAGTGCCAGCTTCTGGCGCTCTTGAATACTTAAAAGGTGATCTGTATGTACCAAACGAAAAGAATCGTTTCTGTATCGAAGTAAAGAATTACTCAGAGTCTCCTTTGTGTGACAAGATGTTTACAGCACAAAAAACAAATAATCTTATTCGTTGGTGGAAAAAAGTAGTAATACAAGCAGAAGGCGGAAACCAGGAGCCTTTATTGTTTTTCAAATATAACCGGTCAAAGGTCTTTGTAGTTACTGCGATTGAGCCACAACATTGCGAATATATGTATATGAATTGGTTAGGATGTTACGTTACTTTAGCGGAATCCTGGCTTGAAAGAGAAAAGGTGGCATTTTTAAATGGCGTTTAATTTTACAGATAAAATAGTAAATGATGAACCAAACGCTACACTAATAGTCGATGCTTTAAACTTAGCGTTTCGCTGGAAGCATCAGGGTCGTTCAGATTTTCGATACGAATATCAAAGAACGGTAGAGAGCTTAGCAAAATCTTATGATTGTAAGCGGCTTATTATTGCGGCAGATTGGGGTAGCAGTAGCTACAGAAAAGAAATACACCCAGAGTATAAACAGAATCGAAAAGATAAGTTCGCTGAACAATCAGAGGAAGAAAGAATCGCCTTTGAAGAGTTCTTCGAAGAGTTCGAGGCATCTCTGGATTTGTTAGCTGAAGATTATACGGTTCTTCGCTACAAAGGTGTAGAGGCAGACGATCTTGCAGCTCACCTTGTAAAAGAAAAAGAAAAGTATAACTTAGAGTATATTTGGCTGATCTCAAGCGACCGAGACTGGGATTTGCTGATACAAGAGAACGTTGGTAGATTCTCTTATGTAACACGAAAAGAAGTAAGACTTGATAACTGGCACGAGCACTACAATGTAACTCCAGATGAGTATATCTCTCTCAAGTGCTTAACTGGCGATAAAGGCGATAATGTTCCAGGAATACCCGGCATTGGACCCAAGAGAGCGGAGCAGTTAATCAAAGAATACGGCGATGCAATGGATATTTATAATGCCTTGCCTATAAATAGTAAGTATAAATATATTCAAGCGTTAAATGAGAATGCAGAACAGCTTCTTACAAACTATGAACTAATGGATTTAATAACATATTGCGATGACGCAATTGGAGCCGAAAATTTGGCTGATATTGAGAGGGTAATGAATGCAGGTTAATATTGATTTACGGCGAGATCGCTACTTATCAGAGTTTAGTATTAAAACTCTGAGAGATCGCTATATGGTAGATGGAGAGACTTCTCCTCAGCAGGCTTTTGCACGTGCAGCAGTTGCATTTGCTGATGATGAAGCCCACGCACAGAGGTTGTATGACTATGCTAGTAAACTTTGGTTTATGTTTTCAACACCTATTCTTTCTAATGGTGGGACTTCTCGGGGCCTACCTATCAGTTGTTTCCTTAATTATGTGGAAGACAGCAGGACTGGTCTCACTGACCATTATACAGAAAATGCTTTTCTTTCAAGTGTCGGTGGTGGGATTGGTGGTTCTTGGGATAACGTCCGTTCCGTAGGTAGTAAAACCTCAGCGGGGTCGGAGAGTACTGGCGTAATTCCCTTCTTAAAAGTAGTTGACGCGGAGATGCTCGCTTTCTCCCAGGGTGTAACAAGGAGAGGCAGCTATGCAGCGTATTTGGACATCTCTCATCCAGAGATTGAGGAGTTTCTTGACATCAGAAAGCCTACTGGTGGAGATATTAACCGTAAGTCTACTAATCTTCACCACGGTGTTGTTCTTTCTGATCGCTTCATGGAGATCATTGAACGATGCACTATGGAGCCAAATGTTGACGATTCTTGGGATCTCGTAGATCCTCATAGTAAGAAAGTCACAAAGACTGTATCAGCAAAAGCACTTTGGGTCAAATTGATCCAAAACCGTGTGGAAACTGGTGAGCCTTACATTATGTTTGGAGACACTGTACAGGAAGCACTACCACAGTGTCAGAAAGACCTAGGCTTAGTTGCTCGACAGTCAAACTTATGTAGTGAAATTACTCTACCAACAAACGAAGAGCGTACTGCGGTTTGTTGCCTTTCAAGTGTAAATTTGGAAGAGTATGATGAGTGGTGTGAGAATGAGCAATTTATTCCTGATTTAGTGCGAATGCTTGATAATGTTCTTACACATTTTATTAACAACGCTCCGTCTCAGCTAGAGAAAGCACGATTTAGTGCAGAACGTGAGCGAAGTATCGGATTGGGGGCAATGGGTTTTCATGCTTACTTACAAAGACATCTCATTCCATTTGAGAGTGCAATCGCGAAGAGCCGTAATATGGCTATGTTTAAGCATATCAAGTCTAGTGCAGTCGCTGCGTCAAGGGAGCTTGCCGCCAGACGTGGGGAAGCACCTGATGCAGTCGGCACTGGAATGCGTAATTGCCATCTTTTGGCTATTGCTCCAAATGCTAGTAGTAGCATTATCTGTGGTAATACTTCTCCTAGTATTGAGCCTTACCGTGCCAATGCATTTGCTCAAAAAACTAAAAGCGGAACTAGCCTTCAGAAGAACGAGTATTTAGAAGCAATTTTACAAGACTTAGAGATGGACAATGATGAGGTATGGCGTAGTATTGTAACAAATGGCGGAAGCGTACAGCATCTTGACTTTTTGGACGAATATACGAAAGACGTATTTAAAACTGCTGTTGAGATTGATCAGCGTTGGGTGATTGATCTTGCTGCTGATCGACAGAAAGAAATTTGTCAAAGTCAGTCATTGAATGTGTTTTTTCCCGCAAACGTATCGAAGCAGGAGCTACATGCAGTTCATATGATGGCTTGGAAAAAGAAAGTAAAAACGTTATACTACTTACGTAGTGAGGCATATAAGAGAGCAGAAACTGTTTCAGATGCTGCTTTAAGACAAATGGTCGTTGAAAGTACAGACGAAGGCGCATGTTTAGCGTGTGAGGGCTAGAATGAGTAATTTATTGGAAGAAAGAGAATATTATAAACCGTTTAGTTATCCGTGGGCTTTTGAGCATTATAAAACTCAACAGCATATGCACTGGTTACCCGATGAAGTGAACCTTGCAGATGATTTAAGAGATTATCGTGAAAAGTTAAGCCCTGAAAATAAAAAGCTCATAAACTCTTTATTTACGTTTTTTACGCAGGCTGATGTAGATGTGTGCTGTGGCTATGCCAAGCACTATCTACCAACTTTTAAGCAGCCAGAGGTACGAATGATGCTTTCTGCTTTTGCCGCAATGGAAGCAGTACATCAGGAAGCATACTCTTTGCTGCTTGAAACACTTGGGTTCGATGATGATATCTATCAGAAGTTCTTCGAGCACAAGGCAATGTTAGATAAGCATGAGTACCTATCAAACTTTGGTATGGATACGAAGATGAACATTGCAAAAACAATGGCGATTTACAGCGGTTTTACAGAAGGCGTACAGTTATTTAGTAGCTTTGCGATTCTGCTAAACTTTCCTCGCCATAACTTGATGAAAGGTATGGGACAGATTGTAACTTGGAGTATTCGTGATGAGACTCTTCATGTACAAGGAATGAGCCAGTTGTTTCGTACCTTTGTTCAAGAAAACCCTGAGCTATGGAACGATGAATTAAAGTATGAAGTTTACTGCGCGGCAGAGCGTACCGTAGAGCTAGAAGATGCTTTTATTGATCTCTGTTTCGAAGGGGCTGAGATTCCAGATCTTACGGCGGAAGAAGTGAAAGAATATATTCGTTATATTGCTGATCGTCGACTGCTTGGTCTTGGAATGAAGAAAATATTTAAATCTACTGAGAACCCACTGCCTTGGTTAGATTATATGTTAAATGCAGTGGAACACACTAACTTTTTTGAAAACAGAGCCACTGAGTATGCGCGCGCAAGTACCACTGGCAACTGGCAAGATATCTTTAAATAAGGAACCTTAGAATGGAAACACAAGAAAAACCTACAATTACAATCGACGATAAAAGCTACATCATCGAAGATTTATCTGAAGCAGCAAGATACTGTATCGCTCAAATTCAAGATTTGCAGCAACAAGTACAGGGAGCTCGTGCAAGGGTAGATCAACTTGAAATGGCAAATCGAGGATTTATGGATGCTTTAAAAGTAGAGATTGATAAAGTAGAAAATCCTGCACCAGAGGGTGAGTAGTAAAAAGGGGCTTTAAGCCCCTTTTCTTTATGGTTCAGACGGAATATCTTCTGAACTTACCCAAGGTAGTGGAGCATTTACAATTGTTTGTAGATCAATCTGTTTTTGAATTTGCTCATTTACGTGTCTTTCATACCCATCAATAACTACATCTCTTATCCATCCAAGGACATCGAGTTCTGTTAAATTATCAAATGGAATATAATTCGGATCCGTAGGATCTACTTCAAATGGAGTAGCTCCAGAAAATGTTCCAACTCTTCCATTTTCATCTGTACCTATCTTTTTCCAATAAGTTTGTACTACGCCGCCATCTGCGGTTGTTTTAAGTCCTGTGACTTCCCAAGTGTATTGCATAAAATTCTCCTTCTGAGATTAATTGAGTAAAATTACTCTATTTATGGCCCTACCGGCCGTGTATTCGGAAATTCTGGTGTAGAAGGCCAGTCTCGTAATGCTTGGCGATATACCGTCAATTGTTCTTTGTAAGGGTAATCTGGTAAAAGCATTAAAGAATCCGTTCTCTCTAATTCAGAATTTCTCCAAAAAATTTCCCTATCTACTATAACATTATTATTTATTATCAGTTCTCCTGTACTTACATTATAGTTTTTTGTAAAAAGAGATTCTTCAAAGTCGAAATCCACAATATACTCATTGTCTTGAAGAGCATATCCTGTTTTTACTTCTTTAAAACATATAACTAAATTATCCATACTGGGCAGACATTCTATAACTTTAAGCATATTCAATTACCTCTACTGCCGCGTATCCAGCAGGGTTACCAACGCTCTGTGTTCTTAAATACATCTGTACATTTGTTGTTGAATTAAGTCGACAAGCTACGTTTCTGCTTTCATCAGACCACCCTCCAATAGATAAAAATGTTTTATCTAAGTCTACAGCAGTTATAGTATTTCCAAAACTAGTACCTGCATAGTATAGGCTTTTAAAAATACGCTGTACAGAGTTTATACCTCCACCACCGCCACCGCCACTAATTAATCCTGTTAAAGTACTCATTTTATATAATCCTCCATCCTTGTGTTGCATCGCCACTATATGCAAGTGTAATTCCTGCATTTGCGACATCTATTGTTAAATTTTCCGCAAGTCCCATTATATTTACTCCATTCCTTGCAATTATTGTATCTGTAAAGTCTCCTACACTGATTGTTACATTATCTCCCGCACTTGGGGTCGCGGGGAGTGTAATTGTTTGAGTAGCAGCAGTTACTGTACAAAATTCTCCGGCAGCAAGAGTTTTACTCGTTGCAGTTGTTGTTGTGTTGCCATACTTGAAGTGATCAGCGGTAGCACTACCAGCAGCTACAATCGACCCCGCTACGTTTAAAGAAATATTGGTACCTGCAGGAGCTAAATAATATGCTGAATTAGATTCTGCTTCAAAATTATTCGAGATAAGATTTGTTGAAGTAATTGTGCTTGCATCTACATTACCGACTAGATATATCGTACCTCCAGTAATACCAAGGCCGCCCGTTAACCTTGAGTTTGTTCCATCCTTTGCAACATTACCAATAATTGTAGTATCTCCTGCACCTAATGGAGAACTCCCAGTTGCTACACGAGAAGCATCACTTGCTGCTCCTCGAACAGAGATAATTCTAAATTTATTGTCTGTAAAACTTGATCCGGAGATAGCACTCCAAGAAGGCTCAATACTTCCATAAGTAGTAAAATCAACTCCATTTGCTATACCCGATGCCATATACAGATAGTCCGCCCAATCTCCGGAGCTTACGGAACCGTTTCCTCCAAAATCATAGTCTACAGCAGGAGCGTATCCTCCCGTACGAATATCTAAAGTACTTACTGAACTAGCAAATGTCGCAGCACCTGCTTGTGTCAGCGTCATCATTTCAGTAGCAGTATCAGGATCAGTTGTGCCGTGCCCTATAAAAAATGGGCCGTTGTCATTATTATTACCATCGAGCAGTATGCCTACTCCACCAATAGAGGAAATTGTTACTCCTGTATATAATGTTTGACCATCTGCTAATTTAATGTATGATTGTGTATACGAAGGACTTTGTATTACATTGGTATAAACATGGCCACTGGAGTTAATACTTAGTTCACCACCAATCTGTAAACTTCCATCGCCAATATAAAGATTGCCTTGCTCAACGCTAGCTCCAGTTCCATCAACAACAAAAAGATTTGTATATCCTGTTGCTGCAGCATATGTACGAAGATATGTTTTACCATCTGTTTCATCAGCATCTGCTGTAATATAGTTACTGCCATTAAAATAACCAAACCATGTGTGAGCTTCACCAGCATGGTTTGAAATTAATAACGCTTCAGAATTGCTGTTTGTCTTTCCTATTTTAACTGTAACATTATTACCTGAAGCCGGCACTGTCATACCGTTCATTGCATGAATTTGACTAGTGGACAATGTACCATTTACTTGTACTTTATCCCCATTATCAGAAGCAGTTCCAACCAATAAATTACCTGTAGTTTCTGCCAGTCGAATTGTACCATCATCATCAACCTCAATTGAAGGAACTCCGGAAATATCATTTACAGAAAAAATTGTTCCTGATAAAGTATCGCTAATTGAGAATAATTGACCACTATCTCCGGAGAAAGATAGAGTATCTGTAGATAAAAGCTCCGCAGTAATTGAGGTGGCTGAGTCATATTTCCATTCAAACGCAGGCGCAGTAACAGTACCGCTAAATCCGCCGGTTCCAACTTTTTGTATATTACGATCGCTTGTAATTACAGTGAGGCCTCCGACTCGATAACCTCCAGTCTTAAGGTCGAGGCCTACACCACTTTCAAGTGAAAGGGCATGCTGCGTTCCAAGCTCTGTGGCTGTATCATTATCATAATCCCATAAGAAAAAGTCCATCGTATTGCCTGCGGCAGAACTTGATTGATGCCGAGATTTAATAGAATGTTGATATTTTAATCCGGCATCACCGCCCCAAGCAAATATAATGTTTGAAGAACTGTTAGCAAAAGTAGACGTGTCTCCATTTCTTATAGTAAGATTTCCAGTATAATTAGTAAGCGGATTAATTAAAATTCCACCACCAAAGTAACCTTTACCAGATGCATCAACACCGGCTACGTTTGAGGTACCGTTTTGAAATACAAAACCGCGGTTTGTTCCTCCAGTCATTTTAAAGTACATATTGTAATCTGATGTACTTTCCCCTGGGACACGGCCTGCGCCTGAAACAGTAGCCTCGGCCATAAAAATTTTGTAGTTTGTTGGATTATTCCAAAAGACTAAACCTTTACCGTTACCGGTATCAATGACTAAATTACCATTGACTTTTAATGAGTTGCCTGTTGAAGATGCATCAAGATAATAACCAGTATTATCTAAATCCTGAAATACCGAAGCCCTGGCATTTCCAACTACATGAAGGTTTTTATTTATTTCGGCCCCTCCAGACATTTGTATTGTAAAGTCTGAACGATCATCAACAGATACATCAAGTGTAGCATCCATTACGCCTACTGTTGGCTCCGTTCCAGGAGATAACGTAGATAGTACATTTGAGGTGCTCATACGAACAGTTATACCACCGATTGAAGAGGTAATAGAAGCCATTCGAACCCAAAGTTCATAAGCTGCATTATTGACGTATTTTGTACGTATTTCTCTTAGTTTTGAAGCATTATAACGAGTGCTTGGTAATTTTAAAATATTTGCGGGCATACTATAAGAAGCGCACGCTACGATAAATGCATCTGTCGCTTGAGTGTTGTCTCCGTAAGTCTCTACCATTACGGTAAGAGTGCGAACCCCTCCATTAAATTCTGCTACTTTTATCCACTGCTCGCCTGTTCCAACCGGAATTGCCAGAGTATTTGATGACCATGCGGGACCAAAACGAGCAAGATCGTTCGCAGTAAAGCCTCCAAATGTTGTTAAAAGATCACGAGATGAATCAATAACTTCTGTTCCGCCTATAAATAGACTGCCATTACTAATATCCAAACCAGTCGTCTTAACAGCAACTCTTTCTGTTCCAGAGGATGATCCATATGTTGCCCCTGTTCTAAAGGTTAAGGTATTATCGCCAGTTTGAGTAATACAAGTGCCGGCTCCAGCAGTACTATTTTCAAAAATTAATCTTGCAGTGTTTGTAGGCGTACTAGTATCTTGTTTTAATTGAATACCGGTTACACCAGAAGTGCTTAGACTAAGAGTTTTTCCTATAAAGTTTCTATTGGTATCAATAGCCTCATTTCCGTTTAGAGAAATACTGTGTCCAGATTGAAGGTTAATCCCAGATCTAAATTCTACTAAGTCGGTTGCTGTTCCTAAGTATAGTTTACCTGCAGAATGATCTCTCCAAATATAATGTGTTTCATTAGTATTATTTAAATCTTTTACAATAAAATCGTTATCATTCGTAATGATAACTACTTCCCCTTCATCAGTATCTTTTAAGATAAGTTTACTAGAGTCAAAATCTCCGCTTGTATAGATATTTCTTTCAGGTGCAGCAACATAGTTTGCGGGCTCGCTTGTGAGCTCTATAGAAGATGAGTCAGTATATATACGCCCATCGGAAATAATGCCGTGAGCAACAACTTCACCAAAATCTGTGAGTTTCACGTATAAATCAGTAGAAACTGCATCAACGTTTACCTGTCCAACTTCGAGCACTGGAATAGAAGTCCCACTAAAATCATAGTGAGCTACAGAAATATCATAATTATTATCGTTATTTAATTGTCCAAATATCTCTGTTTTTGTTCCAAAAGCTCCATCAGCGTAGCTACTGTACCTACCTGTTAAAGTAATCATAAATCGAGTCGACTGACTCCCAGTAACTCTAGCAATTTTTACCCAAACAGAGCCTGCAGTACTTGAAGTATTATCTACAGCTCGCCATGTATAAGATTTTGCAAAGCCATCTGAGCTTCTACCACGACTTGCAGAATCAAGTACAACTATACCGTCATGCTGAAGATTTCCTTTTATTTGAACAGTATTATCACTAAAAAGTGTTAGGGTATCACTGTAAGTTGTAAAAGACCCCGCGCCTGAAGTAGAAACATCAAATCGTATCTTTCCGCCATCAAGAACTTGACGCCACCAGGCATCGTCATTGATATTATCAGCCTCATTAAATATCAATGGAACTGCACTGTCAGAAATTTTTATACGTCCATTACTAACTTGAATATTTCCTATTACTTGAAGAGACTCGGTTGGATTAAGCGTTCCAATGCCTACAGAACCTCGACCAGTGATAATCATTTTATCACTAGCAGTGCCTTGATTTGTTGTTTCAAATACTAAATTTGAAGCTGCTTCGTCATTATCCCCAAAATCAAGATCATTAACGGTAAGCATTTTAATACGAGCTTCATTTGTAGGATTATTCGTATCTTGATCCTTAAATAAAATCGCAGGTCCAGAAGGGGATGTAGAGTGATCATCTCTATTTAATTCAAGAGTTAAAAGATCGTGTACACCACTATTCGCAGTAACATTTGGTTTATAAATATGTATTTGAGGGTCGACTCCTGTAAGATCAAGAATAGCCGAACGGTTCAAAGTCATTGTATTTGTAAACGTACCTGTGTCAGAAGAGCTCGCTCCGTAGCCCCAATAAAAATTACCTCCAGTTCCATTTGCATTACCATCTCCATTAAATACCATATTGGTAAGAGATCCAAGTACAGTTATATTATCAATACTACCGGAAGGCCAAATACTATCGGTATCACTATCAAATTTTAACCATCCATTTGGAGTGCTACCAGTATTTGAGTATATTGTAGGAGTATATAAGGTTAAAATTGTTCCATTATTAATATTAAATAGATTTTTATTTTCATCAATAACTTCTGAACCAGTGACACGAAGAGTGTATACATCAGTATTTCCAAAATATTTTTCAATGCCATCATTACTCGAAGTCATTGATACGGTATAAGGAGTACCTCCAGTATCGGTACCGGCTTGAGCAACAAGACTTGGAGTAATTGCATTGGGTTTTTGTACCCAAATTTTTACTTTTACTGCAAATTTTGCATTTGAGCTTGGATGAATTGCTTGCAGTTCATATGTTCCAGTAGCAGTTTTATATACTCTTATACGATCGCTACGACCTCTTACATAGGCAGCATCTGGACTACTATTTGCTGTTGCATCGTCATCACGAACAATTGATACAAAATTTTCATATTCTTTGAGATAATCATGGCTTCCAAAATTATTATCTCCTGTCATATAAGTTGCAGAAAATGCACAAGCACTATAGCCTTCATTTGGAAGAACTATATCTGCAACTTTTAACCAAGTATTTCCTAGACCACTACCAGTATTAGTGCAGTACCATAAAAATTCTGTTCCTTCCTGAGCGCTATCGTAGCTCGATCCAGCTCCTCCAATTTTAGAAACCCCAACGCTTAAAAGATTATTTGCATAAATATTTCGAGACGCATCAATTACAGGAGTACCGTTAATCTGATACGATCCGATAGCTAAATCAAGGCCATCAAGAGCATCTATTGTAACTGCTCGAAGGGTTCCTAAATCCGTACTTGCATCTGTGGATTGATCCCAAAGATAAAAATCAATTGCATTGTCGTCAACAGATCCAGAGTCGTGCCTGGTTCTTATGGAGTGACTATAGTTTCCTCCATTATTATAACTTAATCTTATCTGGCTCTTCTCGTTTGCTCCAGTATTAATATCTCCAGCTTTTGCCCAAAGAGCAATCTTACTTGAACCCCCCTCGAAAATACCACTACGATCAGCAGTAATTACTGTACCTCCGTCAACCTGTACAGGGGCTCCTCCGCGAAAATCATGTTTATCTTGTGCAATATACAAGATTTCATTCCAACGATTCGAAGTGTCATCTCCGCCTCCGACTCGAAGTGTAGAGGTATCTGCATTTACGGGACGAATATACGAAATACCACGATTCATAATAATCCCGTAGCCCCTTACTGCAACAGTGCTACCATCAGAATGAGATACTGTTACAGCTCTATCTGTAGTTCCATCTCCTACTTGTATGTTTCCATACATTGTCATAAGACGACTATTGTTAAGAGACCATATTTCCCCATCTATTGTATCAATTGTAATTCGAGGAGCGCCTCCTGAATTTGTTTTTATTTTGTGTTGAAATCCATATGTGCCCCAGTTAGTTGCAGCTCCTGAGTAATTATCAGCGGCTGCAATTAAGTAAGCGTTATCTTGATTTGCTGCATATCCTACAGCTTTTACAGCCGCAGTACCTGTAGTAATAGTACCATCAGGAACAACTGCTAGCTTATCAGCTCCAGAGCTAGAGTTATATGTTGCCCCAGTTCGAAATGAGAGATAGTTGTCATTAACTTGTACAATCGCTGTACCTGCCCCTGGCGTATCGTTTTCAAAAATAATACGACCAGAACTGCTTGTGGTATTTGTGTCTTCTTTGATACGAATACCGCGTACTCCAGAAGTAGAAAGCTCTAACTCAGTTCCTGTAAGTTTATTTAAAGTTACATCTGTATTGTTATCAAAATCATTGCCTAAAATTACATTTCGACCTTTGAATCGAAGAGTTGTAGAATTTTGGTTTACTAAAGTACCAGTAGGCTCCGCAGATTGCCAAGCAGAGTTTGAATAGTAAGTAGCAGTTACTCCAGTTTCTTCAATTTTTGAAAGCTCATAGAGTTTAAATAGTCCATAAGTACTTTTCTTTTTTAGCCAAAGTTCAAGTATTCCACCATTGAAATCTCCAATAACTTTAAGCGAGTCATAATCGAGCATGCTTCCAGAAGATAGGCTAATCCAATCAATGATAACTGTTGGGGCAGTAGTAGCTATATCATTCCATCTGGCTGTAATAGAGAACATTGCTGACGAAGGAAGTGAAGCCTCTTCGCAAACAAGGCCATAAATATATGTTCCATCAGCGTAATTTCCAGTGGATCTTGTATAAGTCGCAAGTTTAGTCCAAGTATTTGACGTGTCTTCAGTGCCTATTCCACCCGTTGTAGTATTACCTACAAGACGACTAAGCTCTTCTCGTATAAGAGTCCCTTCATGCCAAACATTTCTCCATGCGGTACCATCATTAATCTGAATATAATTATCTGGTTGTACATGGCTTGTACGTATACGAATATGATCCATTTCACCAGTAGCTGAACCAGTTGAGTAAAAATAGTAATTAGAATAGTTAGCTGTATAAAGTTTGCTAAATGCTACTCCATTATATTTATGACTATAGAGATCAATAACACCTAAATCTGCTATTTTTTGATAATCAGTTTCTGAGGTACCATTTACAGAGTCTTTTACTTTTAAAACACCGCTAGGTACATTTAAGTCCCCGCCTAGATCAATGTTTTTATTCTGGTAAATCTCCATTGCAATATTAGAATTATTAGCCTCAGGAGAAAAGATAAGACTGTCGTCTCCATTAGAATCTAACCACATTGCAAAAGAACCGCCGGCAGTTGATAAGGTTATCCCAACATCGCGGTCAAAATCTGTTGTTAACAACAAATTACTCATAGAACCGCCGTCATTTGTTGTCTCAATAATAATACCAGATTCAGATGAGTTATGCGGTACATATATAGGCTTATTAAAATAAAAAGCATCAGTAGCGACAATATATTTCAGTGTTGCATTTGCACCATCAATTGTAATACCTGCTCCGTCAGCAGCTCCAGCATTAGCAGCACCAGAAGCAAGTACGATATTCTTATCATCAATAGTCAGAGTAGTTGAATTAATCGTAGTAGTTGTACCATCAACTTGAAGGTTACCGGCAATAACAACCGTACCTGTGTTATCTCCATGCGCAGCGGGGTCGATAGTAAAAGTAGAGGGGCCACGCAGATAGCCTGTTGTGGTAATATTTCCAATGTTTACAAAATTACCGGATGCATCAATAATAGTCTGGCCATTTACAGAAAAAGACCCATTTAGTTGAAGTTTATCCGTGCCATTATCTGCGGCTGTACCAATAAGTACATTGCCTGTAGTTTCTGCAAATCGAACAGTTCCATCATCATCTACTTCGATTGAAGGAATACCTGAAATATCATTTACCGAGAAAATTGTTCCTGTAGCTGAATCAGAAACTAGAAATAACTGTCCAGAATCCCCCGTTATAGAAAGTCCGTCTTCTGGCGTTATTTGTGCGATTAGAGTATTGCCATTTGTATCTACGAAAGAAATATTCTGAGTCTGTAGTCCATTCTTGACTACAAATTTTTTGTCATTGGCCACGGTTCATTCTCCCCAGTAGCTTATTCCATTGCGGAATTTTGTAGGATTTGATATAGTATAAAAATTTTGGGGTGTTTTGTCAAGAGTTATTTTTATTATAGTCTCTAAATACCGTATTTATTTCGGGTATTTTCAAACATATCTTGTATTTCAGTAGAGGATAAAGAGCGATTATATACCATAAAATCAGATATTTGTCCTTTCATAAATCCTGGATAAGAAACAGGAAACCCCGTGCCGTCTCCTATTCTATCAAACCTTAAATCGTTAGTAAGTCCTACAGAACCTTTTAGTACCCCGTTGCCATAGTAATATGCTACAGTATTTTTAAATACAATTGTGAAATGAAACCATTGACCGGAGGTAACAGAGTCAAGAGCATAATCATAGGTAGTATTTCCAGATACATCAGCGGGATCGCTATTTGTATTTGTCTCAATTCCTATTCCTCCATCGTAGAAGGCAATTAATCTTTGATAATTATTACCAGTAAATCGAAGAAGAGTTCTTCCAGGATTATTTTTACCAGTATTAAAGTCTTCGATATAAGCCCAACAAGATACAGTAGCTGCATATCTGCTTAGCTCTATATAGCTATCTAAGAGTAGATAATCACTTGTGCCATTAAAAGAGAAATTACCATCATTGTTATACGTAAGAGAAGAAGCGGTTACTCCAATATTTTCTTTTGAAATATTTCTTAATGCATTACTCGCGCCTCTTGTTGCACTAGGTGAAAAAGGAGTTGCCGCTGGACCAATTTCTACCTGCGGGTTACAAGCATATGCAACAATATCGCCATTTTCCCATAGAGGCGGGTATCCTGGCTCAAGACGAAGATTCCCAACAGTAATTGTAGACGCAGTAGTATTCGTTTTGCTTCTAGAATAGTAAAACCACTGATTTGGGGGAGCAGTAGATGTTCCTCCCAACGGAACATTTGATCCAAGTTCACTGCCAAAATCTCCATTAATATTAAAGAAACTTTTAACGCTCGGAGTGTACACATACACACTGAAGTGTATGATTTCTCCTGGGGCTAAGGATATTCCGCCTACTTTGTATATATCTTGCCAATCTATATCGGAAAGTACAACTACTGGTTCTTTTATTTCAGGAACTAATCTTCTTAGGCTCTTTAATTTTGGAAGATCTTTTTCCTCAACATAGCTAACTGCTCCGCTTTTTGTATATCCATTCTGATAGATATAGTTTACAGTTGGAGGGCCTTTCCAGGATTTAACAGTATTATTCATATCTAAATGCAATATTAAATCTTGTCTAGGTATTCTTGTTCCTGTGTGTACACTCATAATCCGTATCGACCCCGAACACTGTTGAAGTGCGCTTTTATTTCATCCGCAGTTAGCTCTCTATCGTACCCTAAACCCATATCTATGCTTCCATTCAAGAAATATGCAGAAGAGCCGCTTATTGTTAATCCCTGGGAATTAGCCCAAGTTCCAAAACCGTACCACCCATCTGTATAAATAGAAGCATCCTCGGAGTCAGTAAACTCCCCATTAACATAGCACTTTAAAAATCCATTTGCATTAAAAGTCATTGCAACATGTACCCAGGTGTCGTCCGGAATAGTAGCTCCTGCGGCAGTAACGCTCGCAAAATTTGAAGCTGCTTCATTTCTTCGAAAATTAGATACATACACTAGATCAGTACTGGCATTCCACATAATACCAACATTATACCCTTGAAAGCCAAGCACAATTGCATGTGTATGATCATCACATGCAGGCCCATTTCTTTTTGCCACCGCAATTAAACTATACGTAGTTTCTGACGGAAATAGTTCTGCCCTGGTTTTACCGCTTAAGGCAATCCCACTATTAGTTGTACCGTCTTCAAATTCAAAAGTATTATCGCTATTATATATTAAATTATTGGAAATAAATGTGTGTTGGTTTCCTGAAATATCTAAAATACTTTCCGCGTTTGCACGTTCACCGTTCACAAATGGAGTCGCAAAAGAATTTTTCTCCACTTGAATCTTGCGAATATATAATTTTGCTGGAGTACTTTTTGGCCCCAAAATAATTCGATTATAGGCAGAAATCCCGGCATTATTCGGAACCCAGTCAGCGTTAAAGAGGTACCATCCGTTTGGTTGAAGAGTGCTGTGTGACGTAATTGCACCAAGACTTGCTGCGGCACTTACTCCGTTTCCTTGAACAACTTGATAGCTAAAGTTAGAAGCGCTATATTCGCTTTCAGATCTCCACTCAAACTGAGTGTTATAAGTAGCTGAGGTATCTAAAGTTCCACTGAACATAGGCCCGAAGTTCATATAACCACCCCAGGCAGCAAATGTTGTCATTTCCCAATATACAGCCTTTTTTGAAGCATCGTATGTAATTGAGTTACCTGTTCCAGATTGAGTACTATAACCAGAAGTACTTGTAGGTATTCCATTTGTAATTAAATTTGTTGTTGGCTTTCCTTTCCACGATTTTCCTGTATTTTTCGCATCAAAGTAAAACGATA